GCTGGGTGTAGTCGTTCGTACCACCTTCACGTTGCAATACGCCGTTTCGATATACAAGAACCTTTTGATCTTCGTCGTGTACGAACGGGAACACAGCCTGAGATGTACCAGCCAAAACGTCCTGTCTGGTAAATCCACTATCGTTTGCAGATTGTACTTTGTAGATCGTAACGAGATCGCCAGCTTGAGTACCAGTACCCAATGTTACATTATTATTTGCGGCACTATTTGTATAAGAACTTTCAGCTTGGAGCGCACCGTTTATATATATAACGATAGCATCGGTAGCTTCGTGAATGTAGTTGAATACAGATGTACCAGTTGGGTATTGAATAGCACCATTAGCGTCTGCTGAGTTGACTACAAAATCTCCTCGTGCGGAAAACAACGGAGCACCGATTGTACCGACATCAGAACCTGACGCGCCTCTTACTTCAGAAGCAGTAGCCAAAGGCTTCCATCCACTATCGTCATCAACATAAGTCCCGACCCGATACTCTAGGCCATTAACATTATCGTTCCGTAACTCTACTGGCGCTATTAAGGTTCCTGTATCATCGAAGAGAACCCTCAATAATTCAGCAACAGTGTTATCACCAAGTTCTGATGAGTTCAGATAGCGCACAATATTCTCTATGTCTGCGCCAATATTTCCCGAACTCGTATGGTTTCCTGGGTACAGGACTTTTAAGCGAGCCATTTTATTTCTCCTTGTGTAGCAAAAATGCGAAACTGATGACGGTAACATCAGTATCAACGTCTTTATCTTCAGTGCGAAAACGTAAACGTAGACCACGGAAAATATGATTAAATGGGTAAGAGTAGTCTTGAACAAGCGGAGCATCCCCCCACTTTTTATCACCCTCAATACGGTCAAGGTTCACCTCCACCGATCCAATGTCGGAACCGTTTTCGTCCGTCACATCTATGTAAAACCTACCCCTACCTGTCGCCTGACAAATAAAAGTATGGGCACGCTTTGTACCAAGAAAATCACCTAGCCAAAGCACGGGTGTCTCTGCGTTCATTGGCGATCTACGAAGATCAGAAATACCTGTATCTTGTACGAACGTACGGGCGGTTGCTTCGTACACGCCGTCTGCCGTACCAAACATTAATCTGCCGCCCAAAAACGTACCACATCTCGGCAGCAGCGTATCGCCAAGCTGATAGTTTACAAGTTCGTACCCAGCACGAAAGTTCATACTAAGGCGTTGGGTTTGGCTACCGCCAGGTCGAGGAAAGAATACATGATACGTTTGCGTATCTGGATCGTAAACAGCAGATATTGTTTCTGGATCAGGGGTTGTTCGTACAAGCTCTTGATATAACGGCTCGACCTCATCAGACAAACTAGCCTCTGCGATTGTTATCCCGTTTTGCTCAGATCGCATAATAGAATGGATGCCACGGCGAGAGCAGAACAATAAGTCTGATCCAGCGTTTACGATTGTGTTATGGGCTATACACCCAATACGTAAGTTTGCTCGGCTATCGAGTTGCCACTGCTCAAAGTCAGGGTCTATAATGTAAACAAGTGTTTGATCTCGTGTGAACACAGCGAGACGGTTAGCTTCGAATGTACCCATACCTACAATCTCATCAGCAGTACCAATAAGGTTTGATATGTCTATAAATGCTGCACGCGTTACTTCTTCCGTAGGGGCTTCTTCCTCAAGAAAGATGTCTGGATTGTCTACACGAGAAAATTCTATAGTTGTTGGCCTATCTTTAAACCCAGCAACAGCCAAACGACGCTGAATGGGAACGCCAAACTTAGGCTTTATAGAGGCGGTAGATGTTGAGAACTCAAAGCCATCATAACGATACATTCTTGTGTCTTGATTAAAGACGTGAACTTTACCTTGGAAGTTTGTCATAGAGACAATCGCGTCCTTACCAAACGCGTCTCTTAGTGTGTGGCCTCGATCAGATGATAAATGAGTTCCAGCCGCATCTTCTTCCGCAAAGCAAACACCTTCTCTATTGTAAAATCGTAGGCATTTTATGGGAAAACGATTAGACCCCTGATGTAAATAAAAAGCTGGGTCACGGATAAGCTGACCCCTATAGTCAACAAAGCAGTTATCTAACTGCCAGAAGTTTTGATCTTTCTCAGTTTCAAGAGCAGTAATATCACGCGATCTATCAATACCACGAAAGCCGAAGTAACTTCGGCTGTCTGATTTTACTGATATTGGAGAGTACGATAGTCGTGACATTAATAACTACCCGAACTAGATGATGAGCTTGATACGCTGCTTGATGGATTGCCGCTTGTATTCGAGGCTGTCGTAGATGTTGTAGTCTCAGTAGTTTTTTTCTCAGTGGGTGGGCAGTAAGCTTTGTTGCTGCCACCATCTGTAATGCTTCTCTGATACGGTTTGTTACCGTACGAACGTTCGTGCAAGATGTTTGCAGTGTTAGCTTGATATAGCTGCAAGAAGACCATAGCCTTTTCACTGCCCTGCTGAATAAAGTAGTGAGCCGTTAACCCATCAATCATAATCATATCTGGGACTGCTCTGATTTCAGTTATGTCATTGTAGTAATCTATGTCGCCACCTTCCCAATAAGGGTGTTGGCGCAAATCTTCGATCACTCTGTTCGCAAGCTCGATCATTAACATCATAACTTCGCCATCAACTCTTGAGGGGGAGAAGTTACCAGCACGCACTAAGGCAGAGCGTACAAGATTTTCTAACGGAGAGTGATCTCCCCGTCCTGCCGCAAAGGGTTTCTGTACGCTCTTTTCAGCCATTAATCTTCCTCGGCGTTTATAACTCTACCAGACCAAACCATGTGATGCTTCATCATTAAGTCAGTAAGATTGCTAGGAACTCGCCAACTTACATGTTCTCTTGCACCATCCCAAATACCTGTAACTCTGGTTTCGCCTATGCGTAGGTCGTAAACTGAACTCTCGGGATTAGCTGACACAAACATTGTGAAAGCACTTCCGCTAGGTTTTGGAGCTGCCTTTTTAGACTTTGCTTTTTTAGAAGCCTTTTCTCTGCTTTCAGACCTATCTTCCTCGACCCATGCCTCGTTTATATCGGGGGTACTAGGGTCGTCGCCAATAAGCTGCCCCTTATCGTTTCTTGCGCGTTTCTTCGCCATAAAGTTATCCTCGTAAAAGTGCTCTTTATTTATGAAGTTTATTTGCGGCTCAGTCGTCCTTATTGCAAAAGGGCCACGCGATAAGCGCAGCCCTTTCTCTAAACAGCTTATGGGAGGATTTAAGCTGTTGCGTTCCAACCTTTGATGTACGCATGGGTTTTGTCTTGCAACAGTTCCAAACCACATTCGGTAAGGTACTCGTGCTTGACAGCATCCATATCGTTTGACTGTCGATCACGAAGCAACTGAGTGTCGCGACCTTCCATGAAACGGTACTTGAGGTGTGGGAAGTCGATGATGACTGCCGCGTTTTCCATACCTGGAACCTGACGGAATTGAGGGTGTAAATGCACCATCAAATCACCAGCGAAGGTGGCGTAACGAGTTAAGTTTACACCATACGAGCCTTCAACGACAGTTGGCTGCCAACGATCTTTACCAAACTTCTGCAAGTGTCCTGCAACTTTTGCACCACAGAACATGATCTTCTGATTGCTTCCAAAAGAGAAAACATCTTCGATCAATGATCGGTCAAACTGATCTTCTGTCATAACGCCAGAAGCAGTTGATCGGTCATTTACGTTTGTGATGGTGCTGATTAGTCCACCTGTAAAACGAGTTGGTTGAGCAGTCGAGGCATTTGCTTCATTCTTCTTACCGAAGAACATCGCTCTCTCAATATCCTGCATGTGCAGTTTGAGAGCTTTCGTAGCCATCTCGTCCTCTTTATCGCCTGTACGAAGATTGGTCGCACGCAAAGTTTCGGTTACGGTAAATGCCGTACGAAAGATTTGTGTGAAGTTCGACGCCACGCTTGCATCAAATGAGATGCCAGTCGGTGATGTCGCGCCTTCTTCGTATGCTGTGCCTGCGATGAATAGGTTTGCACCATCGCCAATTGCAGCAGCGCCTCCGCCAATACCACGCTCAACTGTCATAGAGGTAGCAGTACTGTCGGCAGTACAACGCATAACTTCGTTTGTTGCTGAGTTCACAACAAGTGTACCAGCTACAGCAAAAGTTCCTGCATTGTTGTTAGTGATTGCAATAGTAGTAGCACTGTTTGTTGCAGAACCGTCAGCTACTAATGCGCGAGCAGGGAGTTCATCTCTGAAGTTCTTAAATTCTGGATCATCCGTGGCTTCTGATGAAGTCATTGATAACAAAGCGTTTAAGGGAGCGTTCCCATTTGGTTCCAAGAGTGTAAATAACTCTCGGTAATTTTTCGGGCGGAAGTCACTACTAAACTGACCTGTTCCCCGAAGTCCTTGAATACCAGCCATGCTAGTCTCCTTCTAGGTTAAGTTACTATCTTCGAGGTACTCGTGACCACGCGGAACAATCACGCGAAAATCCTTCGTCCCTATATAACACCGAAAGAAAGAGCCGTAGCGCAAATCGATATTAATTATATATTGTCAGAAAAGTTTGTAGTGGTCGTCCCACTTAAAAAAAAAATCGGCCCGAAGGCCGACTTTCTTAACCCATCCGTTTATTCATTGCGGTTGCTGCAAGTCGTGCAAGGGTATCATCTCCGCCTGTTTCGGCTGCTTGGCTAGTTGGGCCACCTGATTGAGAGCGTAGATATGCCTCACGACGGTTAGCCATTTCACGTAAGCGTTCGAACTCTGGAGTGTTCATTTGGTTCTTAAAGTCATTGACGACTTTGTTAGTAAGCCCCATGTCAGCAAAATCTTCGGCAGTATACCCACGTTCTAATGCGTACGCACGGAAGTCATCGAGCGCATCGTCAGGTAGTCCTGCTTGCTGTTGTGCTTTATCGAGGTTTCCCTTTATGGACTGCGTTATAGCATCCTCACGAGATTGCATTGCCTGCTCTCTCGATTGGTTGCCTTGTTGACCAGCAGCTTGTGCTTGTTGCAGTATTTGCTGCATCATTTGCATTTGCTGGCCCATAGCATTTTCCATACGTCCCATTCTATCGACTTGTTCTCGATAGCCAGGAGGAAGCGAGATCGCATTCTCATCTTCGTACTTCTGATACTCTTCGTTAAGCTTG